AACCTTCACGCAAGCGATGCGGTTGGGACCAGCCATGCAATCCGCAATAGATCTTGCTTGACTGTAATCGCCAGATTTATCAGCATACACATTCAGCCACAACGTCCGCTGGATGCGGGGCTTTACCTCAATGAGGTCATAATGCCCTTCAAAAACTGACTGAATGCCGTCTTGCTGCCAACAGCTCCCAACCCATCCAGTCTGGCTTTTGAACGCGCCATGAACAGGACGCGGCTCATTCCCATCGACGGCATAAATGCGGGCTTCGGCACCTGCGCGTGTGCGGTACTTCTTATTGATATCGATCATCTCATTTTCTCCCAAAAGTCACATTCTTCTCGGCGCGGATGTCCTGATTGCGCCACGTCCAGCACTCGCCCGTGTCCTGAAACACGACCCAGCACAGGTCGTGCTCGGCCCCATAATCCAGCAGCACATGCGCCAGCCCCTTGCCTTGGGGCGTCACCACGGGCAGGGGCGGATCAAGTCGCAGCATCATCGGACGCCTCCCCTTCAAGCGCGGCGCGGTACACGATGGTGAATGTGTTGTGCGTGATGCCATGCCCATCAATGATGTAGGCAATGTTGTCTTTTTCCCGCAGAGCCGTTTCCAGTTCCTTGTTGCGCTTGTCCAGCGCCTCAATGCGGTCACGATCAACGGCTTTTTGGCGCAACATTTCATTGACTGCGCTTGCTATTGTTTCTGCTTCAGTCATCTTTCTTCTCCCCTAGTGCGGCGCGGGCTGCTGTCTGAAGTGCGTTGTAGTTATCAACGCAGTTCATTTGGCTTCCGTATTTCTGATGCGCGATCTGAAACAGCGCCGCCCGCAGCCGCTCGATCTCGTTGGCCGCATTTGCCAACTCCTCTGCGTCTGCTTTTGTCAGACCGTAACCGGAGTGCCCACTGTCAGTGTTCCACCCCGTGCAGCCAGGATCGCGGCTTATTGTCCAAACGCACTCATCTGGCTCGGCTATATGAGAAGAGTGTTTGTCGATGGTCACGTACCACTTAGTCATCTTGTCTTCTCCCCTAACGCCGCGCGGGCCAATTTATGCTGATCGCAATTTTCCGGGTATTGGAACATCAGGTTTCGCAGCACGCATGGCAGCTTGCACTTACGGGCCAACCACCAATCCTGCCGCACCGAAAACATTGCGATTGATCTTACTTTTTCAGGTGGCAAATCAAGCCGATCACGGTACAGATGGACGCGCCAGCGCGGGCGGTGACGTTTGATCCAAGCACGAAGCTGCTCATGCTCTTCTTGCGTCCCCCACATTTTATCAATTGCTGCCATCGGACTCCTCCTTGGTCGGTCTGGTGCGCACCGGGTTCAAGCGCAGGGCGTCCAACGCAATGGCCTGCATGTCGTGCTGCGCGATCCTTTCCAGCGCCGACCGCAGCCGTTCAATCTCATCAACCAGCTCGCCTATAGCATCAACACCCTCGCACTCTGCCTGAAGCGCGGCGATCTCGGCCCGCAGTTGCTCGATCTCGTCAGCAGCTTCAAACGGCGCGTTGGATACACAACCCATACGCTTGTCGTCAGGGCTCATTGGCTTCCAATACCAAAGGATGTTGCCGTTAAGTTCGCGCAGCAAAAGGTCTGGCTCGTGCTGGCTGAACAGGTCGCTGTAGTTATCCATCTGCCTTCTCCCCTAGTGCGGCGTCAGCTTCGTCGCGGAAAAATCCCCAATTTCCGTCAGCGTCTGTGTCGTACTTTGCAATCTCCCGCAGTGCCGCCCGCAACCGCTCAATCTCGTTGGCCGCATTTGCCAACTCCTCTGCGTCTGCTTTTGTCAGGCCATACCCGGAGTGCCCACTGTCAGTGTTCCACCCCGTGCAGTTAGGATCGCGGCTTACCGTCCAAACGCACTCGTCTGGCTCGTCTATATAAGAAGATTGTTTGTCGATGGTCACGTACCACTTAGGCATTCGCCTTCTCCCCCTCAAGCGCGGCGCGGGCAATCAGCACCGCCTCCTCGTGACCATCCGCGCAGTACATTTTCCCGTGCGGCGCGTGCGAGATCCGGCGCAGCGCGTCGCGCATCCGCTCGATCTCGTCGGCGGCTTCGGCATAAATCCACGGATTGTAGACGGTATCATAAACATAGGAGCGCAGCCGTGCCACGATATCGTTAGACATCTGTCTTCTCCCCTTCCTTCAACGCCGCAATAGCGGTCTCTTGCATCTGCACCGCTAGGCTCCACAGTTTAAGCCACCCCGGTATCCTCACCGGGATCGGGCATTGCGCGATGGCTTGCAACGCCGCCCGCAACCGCTCGATCTCGTCGCGCAGTTTTGCGTTTTCGCAGTTACGACATTCTTCGGTGGGAAATTTCATGCGCCAACCGCACTTGTCACACAAGTTCGCTGCGCCCTGCTCGATCAGCAACAATCGCTCGATCTCAGCCTTCAGGCTGTCCTTCCCATTTTTATAGCCAAACATATAAACCAACGTCAGATCGTCCTGTTCTTCTTTCATAGTCCCTCTCCTTATTTTCGTTTGTTCGATAACAGCATCGCCAATCCTTTTGATTTCTTTCCGCAAATCGTCATCGCTCACTGGTTCGTCCTCCGGTTCTGTGCCCCGCGCCGAGAGTAGGGCGCCAGACACACATAAAGCTCTTGCGTGTCTTCATCCTTCCGACAGTCCAGATAGACCCTGTAGCGCCCCCTGCAGAAAATCTGATCGCCATCCGGCGTCTCATAGCAATACATGCCGTGCGCATCGAGCTCGGGCCTGCGCAGCCAGCCGAAAGACCAGTGCCAGCCGTGGCGGACAAGCTCATCCATCAGCTGCGGCCCCGTGGCGGCACATAGCAGATTGCGTAATGCGCAGCGCAATACGAAACGCGATGCACAAGCTCACGGCAAAAGATCGGGCGCGTGGTATCGTCGTTGATAATGAACCGGCATGAATCATGGCGTAGGCCCTCGAAATAATCGACATGGGCATCGCCGGTGACAGTCCGGGTTTTCAATGATGCAGAGGCGGCTGGCCTTGGGTCAAAGACCATCCCCTGCTCGCGGGCTCTAAAGATGGCGCCAGCAATGGCATTGCGGGTGACGCCAAACTTCGCGCCAATGCGGGCGGTGCTGAGCCCATATTGCCACAGCAGTTGCACTTCTTTGATGTCTATCTTCATTTTTTGGTCTCCGTTGGACTGGTTAGGGGGAGATCATATCCCCCCCTTTTTGATTCACGCAAGCAGATATTTGCGCTTGTAGGTCATGTTCCGGTTGTAGCGCCAGCCGCCGACACCCGAAAGGTGACATGCAGCCATCTCGACGCCGGTGCGCACACCGTGCCGGATGCACAGCTTCATGTGCGCGACACCGGCGCGGATGCCCTCGTTGCAATCATGCATGCGCCGGGGGCTGAACCCCAGCGCCCGTGCGGATCCATCCATCAGCTGGAAGACACCCTTCGCTCGGCCATGCTTTGTAGCAGGGCCTGTGGCCTTGCAATTGTAGCCGCTTTCGATCTTCGCGATCTTGAGAGCTGGTATGACCCACTGCTCTCCGATCTCTCGCCGCACAGTCGCAGCGATAACAGACGGAACGTCAGCGAAGACCGGAGTAGACAGGAGCAATGCTCCCACCAGAACTGCTTTTTGCATTGGATGTCTCCTGTGGCCGCTTTGCCGCAGCGGCGGTAGTGTCCCTAAATTCATTCACGACGAACGCCGCCGAGAAGGACGTGTAGTTTATCTGATCAACGTAGTTATCGTCCAGTGCGGGATTTACGCGGCGGCGGGCCAGCTTTACGGCTTCCAAAATTGTCGTGATGTCATAGGGCGACAGATCCTTTCCAAGAATCAACGACGCAATCTTCGCCGCTGTTTCAAACATAAATGTGGGGTCGCCATAATCTTGCCCACGTTCTGCGAGCAGCGACAGGCTCTTCTCAAGTGCGGCTTTGTGGTTCATTTGCGGGCCCATTCCTTGATCTTTCCGATGTAGCGATAGTTCAGCGCGATCGGCCCATGGCTAACATATTGGCCGGTTGCCGCGTCTGGGTAGAACTCATCAACAATGACGAAATCTTTCTTCTGAAACTCAGCAAGGAACCATTCGAGATTGTGCGCCGAATGTTCGCAGATGATGCGATGCACAAGAGGGTTGCTCGGTGCGGCCTCGCTGGTGGAGCGGTTTACGATTCCGCGAACCGGCATGTTCATGATGAGTTCAAACTTCATTGCGCAGTCTCCAAATGCGCCACACTTCTTTTTCAATGTGTGGCCTGATTAATTCTGGGATGGATTGCAGTGCTTTTTTTCTGTCTTCTCGCTTCTCCAATTTTAAGATCGCGCATGCGCCCTCATAGATCGGCAGCCGCGCCCATGACTGTATTGCTGCCGGAGCGCTTTCAAAAGATATCTGTCCAAGAAGGATTTTCTCCATCCATTTGCTCGGCCTTGTGGTGCCGCTCCAGATATTCGGTGAAGGCTTTTGTCGCGCCATCTGCTCCCAACGCCACGCAGGCGAAGGCCCCCATGTTTTGTGTTGTCCTGAGAAAAACCTCCTGCCCCGGCTGCCACGTCGATTGTGTGTGGTCGCGCCGTTTCAGCTCGCACACAAACGCCGGTGACCCCGGAATAATGATGTCCACCGCGCCTGTTGTCATGCCCTCCGCTTTCTGGTGCGCGACCTGATAATGTGAACGCTTGCCCTCGTTGCGAGGATGTATCGCAATCAGACCCCATGTGTCTGGGTACTGCCTGCGGATGCGCGCGAAGAACGTGACCTGCTCGGCGGTCTCAGAGGCGCAGGCGCCCCTGTAGGATTTGTCGCCATACACTGTGATGTCATTTGGGAGCTTCATCGTGTGCCCTGTTAAATCCAAAGATTTGATAGAAATCCGTGTTCGGGTTTTTGCGATATGTGATCGTCTCCGGTTTTTTGCCGTTCAAGGCAACCACCATGTTCAAATCAGCGCGAGCATTCGGGTGCTTGGGGTGCTTCTGAATCCAGAATGAAAACGCACGATAAGGCGTTTTGACGCGCGCCATATACGTCGGATTGCCCGCTTGTGAGACGCTCGGCTTCAGAGACCATTCAAGAACCTGATCCGTCTGCACGACCGTCGGATCTTTTTTCCTGTTTTCAAAAACCAGCCGCAGCTTTTCGTTCGGGTCCACAAGCTCCGCTTCGCACTTGCAGCAATAGAGCGCCGCAATGTCGTTTGGCTCTTTGCACTTTTTGCATTCCTTGCTGGTCCAGCGGTATGAGCACGACCGCAGCTCGTTTTGGATGAATTCAGTGGCTTGGCAGCGGCGGCCAAAATGCGCCGGGATCGGGCCGTACTCTCCCGCTATCGCAAACCCGTCCTCGTCGCAGAAATAGCCGTTCTTGTTAATGCTAAAACCAGCGAGGTTTGGGCGCTTCTTGAAGACGTTGACCGTCATGCACAGCGGGCATTCGCATGCCAGATCCTCATCGGATCCAAGAGGCGCTGCTTCAATTTTTGGCGAGAAGACGTCGCCATCCGGGCAGTGCCGCTCGATGTTCTCGGCATAGTCCAGCACGAGGCACTCTTGCTTTGCCGGGTGCAAGCGAAGGCCCCGCCCGATGATCTGCTGCATCAAGCCGACGGATTCCGTGCCGCGCATCATTGCGATCACGTCCACATGTGTCGCGTCGAAGCCGGTGGTCAGCACCGCTACGTTGACCAGATATTTGATCTCTTGCGCCTTGAACCGGCGCAGGATGTCCTCACGCTCTTTCTTGGGTGTTGTCCCGGTGACGATCTCAGACAGCTCAGGCGGCAGGCTCTCAAGGCATTCTTCGGCATGCCTGACGGTCGCCGCGAAGATCAGGACACCCATGCGGCTCTGCGCCTGCGCCACGATGTCAGCGATGATCGCAGCGGTCTTGCGGCCCTGTCCGTTATAAGCGCGATCAATGTCGGCGGCGCTAAACTGGCCCATGCTGTTGAGTTTCATGTGCCGCGTGTTGTAGGACGCAGCATTGATGTCGCCGACACGCGGCGGCGTCAGGAAGCCTTGCTCGATGAGCTCACGCGCCCGGATCTGATACACGCAGCGCGTAAAATATGGGTCGCGGGTTTGATTCAAGGGCACAGCGGATCCGTCGGGCCACTGCCGGAAAATATACCCGGTGCCGAGCCGGTAAGGTGTCGCAGACATGCCCACAACCCGCAGATTGGGGTTTGGGATCTCTTCTATGATCTTTTTGATCGTCGGCGTGATCCCGTGGCATTCGTCCACGATCACCATCGCGATCTCGTCGCCAAATTTCTCAATGCTGTTCAAGACTGTCAGCGGGGTGCCAAAAACCACGGGGTTTGCAAGGCACTTGATGCCGACGCTGGCGCTAAAGAGCGAGGCCTCGCCGGGGTACTTGCTGTGGTTCTGCTCGACCAGCTCTTTCGATGGCGCGAGGCAAAGAACATTCTTGCCAGTGTGCGTATGCACCGTCTCGGCCAGAGCCGCAATGATGTGGCTCTTTCCGGCGCCTGTGGCCGCCTCGATCATGCAGGGCTGGGTGGTGCGCCGGATCCATTCCATGATCTTGTCATGGGCTTCCTGCTGGTATGGTCTAAGCATAATTGTAAAACCTTGGGCTGTTTTGGGTTGGGCTGCCGAACATATACCAGCAGCAATTGTCTTTGCCAACTGTGTTGCCGAACCAGCGCACCCGGCCCACGTTGACGATCTTGTGGCACCGGCCAAGATAGGGCCGAGCCTGCTTCGTGAACATCCAGTCCGCATCGAACAGCAGCCACGTCTCGCACAGCGTGCTGCCCCGCTCGATGATCTGGTGCAGGACCGGGCGCCCCCACGGCGGGTTCGTGATGATATGGGTGGCCCCGTTTAGATCCGCTGGGGTGAGAAACGACGCATCGTGGTGCTGGTACGGTGACGAGGCATCAGCATCGTAAGAAGCCACGCAGCGGTGTCCATGCCGCTCCAGATGCGCGATGAGGTGCCCTTGCCCCGCGCAGGGCTCGCAGAACGATGTGCCAGCCTGTAAGTGCGCCAGAAGCGGCAGCACAGCCTCGTGAGGCGTGCTGTAGAAGTCCATGGGCTTTCGGTCGAAGTCACTGCGCTTGCCCATCCATGTTATCCTCGTCTGAGAAGACCTCGCAGCTTTCTTCGCACCCTGCCCCGATGTCAAAATCAGCATCAAACACCGCAGCATCATCACCGGCTGGAACAAACGTCGATTTTTTCTTTTCGTACTCATCAAAAAGATCATTCACGCTTTTGTTCCCACGGAAAAACGTCCGGCTGTAATTGAGCGGCAGAGGATAGGCGCTGGTGTCTTTTACAAACTCGTGCCCGACATGCCCGTAGAGCTCTTCCATCCGGCGCGGGAAGTCGTAGACCTCAGGATTTTCTTGGATGAGCGTAAAGTGCTTCCTGAGCGACTTCTTCCAGCACCATTTGCAATTGCCTTGGTATCCGCGAAGCTCAAGGCGGAACGGCTGCGTGGCCCACCATGCGTTGACCTTTGGCTTCGTCATGGGGTTTTCTTTGGCGAACGGGTACACAATCCGCCGCGTTTCGGCGCGCGTTGAGATTCTGTCAATCTCGTCAATTCTGATGCCAATAGCTAGATCGTAAGTACCGGCAATCCAGCCCTGCGCCTTAGCGTAAGCTTCAATCGGCTTTTGCTTCAAGTTGCGCGTGCAGTCTTTGAATTTTTGGTTTGGTATTCCGTATTTTTTGATGGCTGCTTCAAACGGCGAGCCATCTCGCGCCGCCGTTTCAAAATTGACAACGCGAAAGCTTGGCCCCCGGCGCTTGCCGGGAAACTGCACTGCCTCAATCCAGACCGTATTGAACCCAAAATGATCGTCGCACCGCTTCACAAACTCCAATGTCTGTTCGTTCTCTTCCCCCGTGTTAGCGAAAACAATCATGATCTCGTCATAGCGAGACCGCCAATTGTCCAGAATCCACTTGGTCATGCAAGCAGACGTTTCACCGCCAGAAAAACTTACCAATAATTTTGTGCTCATTTCTTTTTCCCACTGCTCAAGCTCCAATACTCCGTTGAGGCGCCGCGATAGGGCTCGAGATCCAGCTCTGGCAGGTGCTCCTTGATGGCCTTCGCATAAGATACCGATCCCGCTTTCTGAATGTGCGTCAGCTTTCGATCGCCGAACGCCGCGTCCCTGCCGCCAGAGATCGCAACAAGCTTGTCGAGCAGCTCTTTTTTCCGCTCTTCGTAGAGCTTGATGGCATCGACCGTGTCATCGTATTCGGCGAGGATCTGCGGCGCGCTGAACCCGACCCGCTTGGGCGCGAGGTGCCGATCGGGGTGCTTAACCTCTTCGAGATACCCCTCATAGAACGCCCGCAGGCGCGGCACCATGTCAGCGATGAAGGCGTCATCACGCGACACCGTTTCAAGCGTCGTGCGCCCCGGAGCCCATTGGAAGAAATCGCAATAATCGCGATCGGTCACGAAAAGCTGGATCTGCATCTGCGCATAATAATGCTGCTGCTCCTGCGCGGTCTTGAACGAGCCCTCGCCCTTGCGCAGGCTGTAGGGGCACTTGAACTCTACAAGCCCAGCAGTGCCGAGCAGCCCGTCAGGTGACGCGCCGAGCCAATCTTCATAGACGTAGAAACCGCACAGCTCGACCTTGTTGCCAGTTTCCATTTCATATTCAACGCAGGCGCCGGGCTCGTTCATCACGCCCCACTGCGTGGCCGCGTTGCCTTGGAATTCGGATTCCGCACCATGTGCATCACGCACCATGCGGCGCATCACATCGTCGGGCGACATGAACGGTGACAGGCCGAGGATTGCTCCAACGGTTGAGCCTGTCACGCGCCCATTGCGCGCAGCGAACCATGCCGGGCTGCGCTGTTCGCTCACGGCATGACCCTCCAGAGCCAGATAAACACGCCAGCCGCGCCAAACGCTGTCCCGGCATATATCAGCACGTCGCTGATGCGTTCTTGCGCGTTTAGGGGCTTGTCGTAGTGCAGAACGACCATCGCCGCGATGATCAGAAAGAAGCCAATAGCAGTCATTTCTTTTTCTCCCGTTCTGCAATAAATGCGTCGGCTATTGCGTAGCAATACCTTGCCGCAGTATCATCTTCCTCCCAACCATCATTCATTACTACTGGTATGGCAGCCATGGCGAACTCGTCGCGCAGGCGTTTCGTGGTGATGGATTTGTCGATGAAGGCCTCAAGGTCTGCGATGCGTTTTTGTGCGATTGCCAGTTCGTCCAACATTTTCGTGCTCCCCGTGGTGGTAGGTGGAGGGGCGCGGACGCCCCTCCGGTTTATTGGTTAGAACGGGATGTCATCGTCTTTTACGAAGATCTTCTTGACCACTTCCGCGACAGACGAGCTGCCCTTGCGGGCTGACACCATACCGATCCAGTTGCCGGTCTTGGTTTCGCCGGTGGACTCGTCCTTAATCTTCCACTGCATGACTTTGATGACCATCGGCTTGTTCGTCAGGCATGCGCCAAGGCTCTCATCCGTCGGCGCCTCAGCCTTTGCCATCAGCTTGCCACCGGCGTTGACATCGATCGCCGCCAACATTTGCTTGGCCTTGTCGCGCTTCTTTGCGGCGTCCTTCGCACGCGGGTCATCGTCAGTGACCCACAGCTTCTGAAACACCTTCCTGTTTTTGTATTCCGCAGGCTGCAGCACGCTCCAGCGCAGCGAAATGAAGCTGTTGTTCTCGCGGTCGCTGCCCCACTTCGCTTCGTCGATTGTGGCAAGGCAGGACGTGTCTGCCGGGATCGGCTGGATGTCGCCGCCGCCCGCTTCAAACGTGCCGGTATTTTCGAGGCTGCCCTCGCTCAGTTCCCAAAAGCTCACGACAATGCTCCAATGTACTGAATTAAGGGGTTCACGCCGATCTCGACGTTAAGCGGTTCGGTGATGCCGTAGCGATTCTTTGACACGTTCGCTGCGGTTGCATGCGTGATCAGAACGCGCGTCCCGTCAGAGATCGCCTTCTTGCGGTCGCCCTCGCCGGTCGTAAAAGTCTCAAGCTTCAAGAAGCCCACCACGTCCACGTCATCGACGTAGGCTGGCATGCTCTTTTCGTGCAGACGCAGCGTGTAACGCATGTATGCATCATCGTCCGGTGGCTCGATGCGGCTGGTGTCAGCGTGCGCCACGAACACCGTGTTCATGCCGCGCTTCTCGGCCAGTATGCCCGCTGCCTTGCGCAGACGAGCATGCATGGCGCCGACAGCGTCACGGCCTGCGCCGTAGCCGCCCAGTGCCTGCTGGATCCCCTTGGGTTTTTTAGGGTCTGTGTCTACGACGTACTGCGTGAACATGCGTTCAAGAGCGGTGACCGAATCAACGACCAACGTCTTGTATTCGTGCTCTTCAGTCATCAGCGCTTTGAGCTGATCCCACAGCGCTTCAGGCCCTGTCAAAACCGGGAAAGCGTCAGGGCGCAATGCTTGCGGGATTGCCTGCAGACCATCTTCTGCGCGAATCACGATCGGCGCCGGGAAAGTACATGCAAGCGTGGTCTTACCTAGTCCTGAATCGCCACAGATCGTGACGATGACAGCTCGGTCAGCTGGTTTGCCGACCGTTGAAAGAATGCTCATTGGCATCTCCTTTTCTCAACGGCTTGACGATAGGCCCAAAATAATAACAGTGTCAACACCGGACTGTCGGCATAGAACATCGGGGTGTAGACGGATATGGACAGGAAATTGCAGGAACAATACGCAGACCTCCGAAAAAAGGTGGTCTTGGCGCTTGCTGATCGGTCTTACGCCAAGGTCGCTAAGAATGTGGGGCTGCACGAAAATACCATTCGCAGCATCGCTCAGGACAAGAACAAAAACCCGGCGATCGAGACCCTTGAGGTCTTGGCGGACTACTTGTTCGGGGGCCAGTCATGATGTTTTACAGGGACTTTAATGCGCTTGGGTTTCGCGTTTTTGGGCTGCACCAAATTGTTGGTGGGAACAAATGCGCTTGTGGCAACGAAGATTGCAAAGCGGCTGGAAAACACCCAGTGACGTCTGGATGGCTTCACACACCTATCTGGGATGATGAGCAGCTTGATACTATGGAGCTGTCCGAACAGGTCGAGACTGGATATGGCGTTCTTTGCAAAGGGCTTCTTGTCATTGATGTCGATGCGCGAAACGGCGGTGTCTCTTCGTTTGAGCGCCTGAGATATGATTTCCCAGAGGTTGAAAAAGCCGGTCTAATTGTCAACACGGGATCTGGCGGCGGGTCCAAACATCTTTATTTTACAATCCAAACCGACATCGCTTTGGTTCCGCACCATAATGATTATCCGGGAATTGATTTTCGCAGCGGCCCTGCTTTCGTTGTCGGCCCCGGCAGCCTTCATGCGTCAGGCGCTCGGTACGAGGTGGCCTATGGCTCGCCGGACGATATCGATGCCGCACCGAGCGAGCTGGTCGCGTTGCTGACCAAGCCAGAACGTCACAGGGCCGAGCTCGGCGATGGCACAAGCATGGACGTGTCGCATGCGGATCTCGTCGAGATGCTCGCGCACGTCGAGCCTGATTCGGACCATGAGACATGGGTCCGCTGCGGCATGGCGGTGCATCACGCCTCCGGCGGCACGGCTTTCGCGGTCTGGGACGATTGGTCGAACAAGGGCGCCAAGTATCCCGGTCGCGAATCATTATCGAAGCGCTGGCACAGCTTCGGCAAGAGCACGAACCCGGTCACGCTTGGCACCCTGACGCACTATGCCGAAGCGGGCGGGTGGCGCGCGTCTGTGACGTTCGAGACCGAGATCGACTTTCCGATCGAGCCCACCGCGCTCACGCTCGACATCACGAACGTCAACCTGAAACGCCCGCCCGGCTTTGTGGGCGAGGTCGCCGCATGGATCGAAGACCAGTCCTATCGGCCCCGCGAGCACCTCGCTGTCGCTGGCGCCCTGACATCGATCGGCAACATCGTCGGCCTGCGCTACACCGACGATCTGAACGGTGTCACCACGAACCTGTTCACCTTCTGCGTTGCGGGGTCCGGCACCGGCAAGGAGCCCATCCAGCAAGCCGCAGCTGCCGTGATGAAAGCCGCCCGGATCCAGCAGGCGGTGCATGGCTCGATCAAGTCAGAGCAGGAGATCGTGCGGAACTTGGTGGACCATCAGGCGGCCATGTTCCTGATCGACGAGATCGGGATCTTTCTCAAGAAGGTCAAAAACGCACAGGCCAAGGGCGGCGCGTCATACCTCGACGGGGTGATCGGCGCGCTGATGTCGGCATACAGCAAAGCGAACGGATTTATGCTGTTGACGGGCGACATGAAGAAGGAAATCCGCAAAGGGCTCAAGCAGGAGCTCATGCAGTTGGAGAAGCAGGAGAACCCGTCACCGGCCATCTTGTCCCGGATCGGGGCCGTGCGCCGTTCCATGGAGACGCTTGACTTCGGGCTTGACCGGCCATTCCTGTCGCTGTGCGGGTTCACAACGCCCGAGACCTTTGACGAGCTGGTGGACTTCTACAATGCCACGAACGGGTTCATCGGGCGGTCGCTTCTGTTCACAGAGCGCGACACCACCCCGCCCCGCAAGAGGTCATTCCGGCCCCGGCCCATGCCGCCCCTGCTCAAGCAGGCCCTTGAGAACCTCTACGCCGCTGGCAGCTTCGACATGACGGGGTCCGGCAGGGTGGAGTATTACGACGAGCGCATCAAGATCCCCAGCACGCCCGGCGCTGTCGCCCTCATGGAACAGGCCAGCGATTCGTTTGAGGCCATGGCTGAGGATGCCAAGAGCTCGACAGGCCTCGAAGCGCTGGCTATGCGTGCTTACGAGCAAGTCGCCAAGGTCAGCCTGATCCTCGCCGTGCCGGGTGGTGTCCGCACCGAAGAGCACGTCCTGTGGGCTTATGCGCTGGTCCGCCGGGACATCCGGGAGAAGATGGATCTGGTCACATCGAACGACCGCGCCAAGGATTCGCCGCTGATCGCCATGCGGGCCAAGATTATGAACCTCACGTCAGGCGACGAGGGCGAGACGTTCGGGGTGCTGGTCAACCGCATGCGGAAATACAAAAAGGCCGACGTCCAGAAATGTCTCGACCAGATGGTTGGTGCCGGGCTGATCACAGTCGAGGAAGGCACGCACCGCTTCAAGGGCACGATCGTCAAACGATACAAGGCCGCCGGTTAGGGCGGCCTTTTTTTTTTATGCGATGCGCCAGACGTACAAACCTTCTGGCCGCATTTCACTCTTAAATTTCCAGCTTTTTTGACTGCCAAACACATGGCAATAGGTCTGTGCCCGCGCGGCAATTTTTGGATCGTCGCTGAACACAACGCAATCGCCAATTTCCATTTTGGAAAACGGCCATTTGATCGCGCTGGCGGCAGATGGCATCGGGATGTCTTTGCGAATCTCAAACATGATTGCTTCTCCTATTAAAAGCTAAAACAATATACATTGTTTTCTTTTTGATTGCAAAGAGCGGCGGCAAAAACAAGGCCGATGCCAATGTCCATGGCCCCATAGGCCGAGAGCATTTCAGTGGGTTTCAAAAAAAAATATCAGCCTTTTTCCTTTGAAAACAGTTAGTTGCGACCTAGTTTTTCCTTGGTAGGCGGGTAGCCTTAAGAGAGATCCATTTAAGCCCAGAAGAAAGACACAGATAGAAGAGAGTTAGAGACTTGTTTTGGGGCTCTCTAAAGGATTTTAGGGTTTAATATCTTTATTACCTTCTCTTAAGTCATTGGCATTGTTGGATTTTCGCAGATAGCCGTGTTGGGTATCATCTCGCTAGGTACTTGGCGAGATTAGCCCCCAGCCATTTCTCGTCGATGCGGCCATCGTCGAGCGCGGCGAGCAGGAGCGTGGCGCATCTGGGCGGCGGGCGGATGCCATGGACCCACTGATGGACCGCACGCTCGGTGCGGCCCGTGATGAAGGCGAGATCCTTGTGGCGGATCTTGTGTTTGCGCATGAGTGTGGCCAAGGAGCTCATGAGACGGCCTCCAGAGCGTCCCAGACGCTGGTGTGGTGGGTCAGTACCCCGGAGCGCGTCAAGGCCCTCCAGCGGCCATCTGTGGCCTTATCGACCCAGCCGTTGCGGCGCAGGAGGACCATTAGAGCACCTCAATCTTGGCGGTGGACTTGACGCGGATGGTCTCGATCAGCGTGGTCTTGGAGCACTCGGCGATCTGCGCCGGAGTCAGCAGGCCCTTGACCAGCTTCTGGTCGAGCGCAACACGCTCCGACAGGCCGACGGTGACAAGGGCGAGCTCGCCGACGATCTCGTCGCGGCCAGTGGCCTTGATGGCCGCCTTGGTCTCGTCGAGCAAACGGGTCAGGGCGTCGATTTCGTTTTTGATCGTGAAGTAGCGGTCTGCGAGGTTTGTCATTGGTCTGGTTCCTTTGGGTTGGGTTAGTGGGGGGGCCGAAGCCCCCCGGTTGGTGTCAGCGGACGTTGACGAAGTAGTAGTAGGGGGTGTGCGCCTTGCAGTTGCAGGCGAGCGCGTGGGCATCGGCTTCAGCGCGGGAGTAGAACACCGCGACCACGGCGGCGGTGCCAGAGATGGCGGGCGAGATGCGCTGGGAGAGGACTTCAAACATGCTGGGCTCCGGTTGGTTTGGGCTACGGGTTCTTTGTCTCATGATTCGCGGAGGGGTACAAGAACTTTTTTCTGGTCAGGCCTCGTTTATTGTTTCGGCGAGGTGGTCCTCGCCCAGCGCCTTGGCGATCTGCTCGGCAAGGGCGCGGTTGATGCCTTGGAAGATGGCGGCGGCTGTGCCGTCATTCGCGACAAGCACGATGTCGAGCGCGCCGTAGCCGTCGATCTCGATGCCGTCATAAAAGATCCCGACGTCGGGCTCCGCCGGGCAATAGTAGAACTCGACGTCGATCGTGCCGCTGGCGAGGACGATCTCGCCCTCGATCGTGAGTTCGATGTCATCGAAGCCGTAGGTGTAGGTCTGGGGCTTGGTCATTATTTTGTTTCCTTGGTTTCAGTGGGGGTGGATGCGGGGACGAGCTCAAAGCCGAGGTGCTTGGCGGCCTGCGCCAGCGAGGTCAGCAGGGCCTCGTGGTGGTAGCTGGTGTCGCCCGGCAGCCAGTAGCAGATGATTGCGCTCTCGGCGGCGGCGGCGAGGTGGTAGCGGGCTTCGACGTACTTGATGTTGTTGTCGGTCATTGGTTTGGCTCCGGTTGGTCTACGAGTTCTATAAATCATGATTCGCTTTTGCCGACAAGAACTTTTTTCTTCTTTTTTTGAAAAAAGATTTGGCGTAGGATGTCGGTCTGCAGCGCGCATGGGACGTGCTGCGATGGAGGTCACTGTGCAAAATAATCAATTGAAGGCATTGGTCGAGCGGATCGAGCATCTCGAAGAGGAAAAGGCAGCCATCGGCGCCGACATCAAAGAAGTCTATGCCGAGGCCAAGGGCAGCGGTTTTGATGCTAAGATACTCCGGCGCGTGGTGGCACTGCGCAAGCTTCCTGAGGCCGAACGTGAGGAAATGCAGCTCATGATCCAGACATACATGCAGGCCCTGTGATGGCCCGGATAGCGTACTCCACAGCCCTCGCAGAGCGTATCTGTGCGGAGATCGCAAAGGGCAAAGCGCTCGTCACGATCTGCGACACTGAGCCGTGGGCGCCCGGCGCGTCGGCGGCGTTTTCGTGGCTGGCGAAGTACCCGGAATTCGCGGACATGTACGCGCACGCGCGCGACGTGCAACAGGAGTTTTATGCTGCGCAGGTCATCTCGATCGCGGACACCGAGAAAGACCCGGCGATCGCCCGCAACCGCATGGATGCCCGCAAGTGGTATGCGTCCAAGGTCGCGCCGAAAAAGTGGGGCGACAAGGTCGATATCAGCGCGACGGTAGAGGTCACCGGCGCTTCGACTGAGCACCTCGCGGCGTTTCTGGCCATGATTGAAACCAAGAATGCTGACAGCTGACGCAGTCCGCGCTGCTTGGGAGCGCTTGTCGCCGACGGAGCGAATCATCGCTGACTGGCAGATCGGGTGGCGCGGCAAGCGCATGCCGCATCAGGTGCCGCCGCTTGATGACTGGACCATCTGGCTTCTGCTGGCGGGCCGTGGAGCCGGGAAAACACGCACTGCAGCGGAGACACTGGGCGCATGGGCGGCCATGCAGCCCGGCACCCGCTGGCTGGTCTCGGCGCCGACGTATGGCGATCTGATCGGTGTCTGCTTCGAGGGCGAATCGGGGCTGATCAATTGCATCCCCCGCGATCTTGTCGAGGCGTACAACAAGAGCGACGTCGAGATTAAGATGCTCAACGGGAGCACGATCAAGGGCATCACAGCCGAGAAGCCGGAGCGTTTTCGCGGGCCACAGTTTCACGGCGGCTGGCTCGACGAGCTGGCCGCGTGGCAGCGGGCCGACGAGGCGTTCGACCTGCTGATGTTCGGCATGCGTCTCGGCACCCGCCCGCGAATCATTGCGACCACGACCCCGAAGCCCAACACAATCATCCGCAACCTGCTGGCTCGGGAAGGCAAGGACGTCACCGTCACGCGCGCCTCGACCTATGCGAACCTCCAGAACTTGGCGCCGACGTTCCGCGACCAGATCCTGCGCTATGAGGGCACGACGATCGGCAGGCAGGAGATCCATGCCGAGGTGATCAACCCCGAGGAGATGGGCATCATCCGGCGCAGTTGGGTCAAGCTCTGGCCGGTGGATCGCCCGCTGCCTGAGCTGGAATTTATCGTCATGTCGCTCGACACCGCCTTCACTGAGGACACCGGCTCGACCGTCAAGGGCGATCCTGACTATTCCGCTTGCTGCGTCTGGGGCGTCTTCTCGCCGAGGCCGGGCCGCCGCGACGTGATCCTGCTTGACTGCTGGCAAGATCGGCTCGGCTTCCCGGATCTCATCAAGCGCACAAAGACCGAGCTCAAGAGCGTCTATGCGCCGCGCGAGCGCTCGATGCTCAAGCCGGTGATCGGCCCGAACTACATGGAGGATTCAGGCCGCAAGCCCGACGTGCTGCTGATCGAGGACAAGGGCTCGGGCATCTCGCTGCGTCAGGCACTGGGCCGGGAGGACATCATCTCGATGCCCTACAATCCGGGCCGGGCGCGCAAGCTCGACCGCCTGCACGCGATCTCGCCCCTGTTTGCGGCGGGCCGCGTCTGGGTCACCGAGAGCACCAAGGTGCCCGGCCAGTTCGTCAGCTGGGCACAGCCGCTGATCGAGCAGCTCTGCACGTTCTCGGGCGAAGGCTCGATCCCGCACGATGACATGATGGACGCCGGAGTGCAGGGGCTTCGCTATATTGTCGATCGTGATATGATCAGGGTGACAAAGCCGGACCCGCCGGAGCCCCGGCAGCACGATGACAGACCGAAGGGCAACCCATATGCCGCTTAATGAGCAGGACTATCTCAACTGGTTGAGCGGCGTTCAGGCATCCCTGCCGCCCGAGCCCTCCGAAGCCGCCCGGATGAAGCGCATCGAGAGCGAGATGCGCGCACCGGCGGTGCAGCTGAGCACCAGCGGCGAGAACAAGCGCGGGCAGTACACTGGCATGGTGCGCGCTCAAGGCGGGCCCTTGTCGGCGATGGGCACTGTGACGCCCGATGCAGCGATGGGCCGTGTCGGTGCCGGGCCGGTGTCATATCAGCAGCTCTACACGGGCGGCGGCCAGAAGCCGATCCAGTCGGTGCAGGTGGGCGGCATGCCTTTCGATGCCGACACCTACTTCGGTGTGGGGGCGCAGCGGAGCCCCGGCGGCATGGATTACACTGCCAACGTCGGGCGCGGCGGGTTCAATGCCAATGCGTCCTACAATCCGACCCAGCGCAGCCTGAACCTGCAGGGCCAGTATGAGACCAAGTTCGCTGGCGGCGGGCCGGTGCATATGGAAGGCGGCGGGCCTGCGGAGCGCGAAGAGCCACGCCCGCTGACGATCTTTGCCAAGGGCCCCAAGAACGTGCCCGAGGGCGAGCGTGACCAGTACGCTGGCGTCCCGTCGGGCGAGGCGTACAGCCGCCGGTTCGCCGACACGCTGGCCAACATCCCGCAAAGCGTGATCGACTATTTCAACGAAAAGGCGGCGCCTCCGCTGCAGCGCCTTGCCGAGGATGCCAAGCCTTACGTCGAGGGCTTCGCCAACTGGCCGTCGGCGATCGGCAACTATTTCTCACGCAAGACTGACCAGACCGACCCGTCGCAACGGGTCGCCGAGGACGTCCAGAACATGGGCAGGGGCCTTGGCCACATGGCCGCCGAGAACCCGATTGGCACGGCGATCGACTTCACCGGCATTGGCGGCGCTATCACCGCGATCCCCGAGATCCGCAAACTGCGGGGCGAGCTCGCACAGGCCGAGGCCGAGGGCGACGTGGACAAGGCGCTGGGCATCAAGTCGCAGATGTCGATGAACTTGACGTCCATGCTCCCTGTAGTGGGCGGCCTCGCAAAGGCGGCAACCAAGGGCTCCAAGCTGGCGGCGGAAGCGGCCAAGGCTGCCAAGGCCGAGCGTCTGGCTGAGGATGCGTCCAAGGTCGAGCGGGTGGCTGAGGATGCGTCGGCTGCTGCCAAGGTGGAGGGCGCCGCCAAGGTGGAGGGCGAGGCTGGCAAGCTTCCATCTGATGAGCACAACATGGGTGTTGAGCGCCAAGAGCGCCGCACGGTCAAGCCGAGCTCGATTAAGCTTTTGCCCGGCGAGAAAGACGTCGTGAACAGCTTCGAGGATCCGATCAAGCAGGGCATGATCGCGTCTTCAATCCGCAACACTAAATCGCGTTTTCCAGTGTCCGACGGCTGGGCTCCTATTGAAGCGATCGGTGCCGAATTCGATGACAAGGGCAACGTCATCGTCAAATGGCAAGAACAGACCTACGGCTATAACAAGGGCAAGGTCACGACCACAAAGCCTGTGCTTGATGAATCCGCGCCGCCGCGTCAGAAGCTCGACAAGGAAGGCAACGCTGTCTTCGACAAAGACGGCAATCCCGTCATGGCAAATCAGCCATCAAAGAAGCAGCCAAAGCTGGATGCCGAAGGCAACCCTGTTCTGGATGCCGATGGCAACCCTGTCTACACGAACAAGAACATCACGCAGGAAGTCACTGACGTCCGCGCGCTGCGCCCCGACACGCCCCAATATGGCCAGCTCGTCAAAAAAGCCGTCAAGAATTCTGCAAGAGACATCCTAGATGTCGTGCGCCGCGCCAATGACGGGGACGAGGCGGCACTGGTGATCCTGCGCCAGCTCGGCTGGTATCGCGAGTTCATGAAGAAGGGCTTCGACGAGCGCGGCGGTGCTTACCCTGCGTTCTCGGACCTTCTCGGTGCGACCAGCCCGAACACCGCTGTGGATCAGAACTATCGCTACTCGGTCGATGCGCAGAAGCGTTTCGCCCGTGGCGATTTTGATCCGCAGGTCGAGGCCGCTAAAGATTACAAAAAGAGCGGCGCGAGCCTTGCTGACTTCCCTGAAGATCAGCTGATCCGCCGCTCCAATGCGTTCGACGAAAAGACCGGCAACTTCAAGCAGTATGGCATGAACAGCCGCAACGCTCAGATGGCGATGGCGGACGAATGGCGTGGAAAGGAAGTCGGTCAAGCGCCCAAAGCCCGCAACTTTTCGGGCAATCTCGGCGGTGCCACTGATGAAGCCACCATTGACGTGTGGGCAGCTCGATTCCTCAACCGCATGGTTGGCAACAAGCGCTTGCCGCCTGCGGCTGAAAGCGGCGTGAAGGGCCAGCTTGGTGCTGATCTTAAACCGGGCGGCGAGTTCGGCTTCGGTCAAGACGTGTTTCGCAAGCTCGCTGATGAGCTCAGCAAGTCAAAGGAGCTCAAGCCCTATTTGAATTCGCTGGGTTACAACGACGTGACGCCCATGGACCTGCAGGCACTGACATGGTTCATCGAAAAAGAAAACTGGACCAAGAACAACTGGACGTCGAAGGCTGGCGAAGGCGGCTCGTTTGAGGACGAGCTGCGCAAGTACCCATCGCAGCGCTGGCAGTCCGGGTTCTCGATCCAAAGGGACGCTCCGCCCACCGACGAGGCCATGGCTGTCACGCGGCGGATCGTTGAGAACGCCGTCCGTAATGACGATGACGTGCTTGTTTATCGCGTGCATCCAACCTATGGGCGCTACGATAACGTGAACGAGCGCTCGTTCGACGCCGAGCTGACTGCCAAGCCGGGCTGGGATCCGTCCGAATGGATGCGCGCAATCATTGAAGAGGCGCGCGGCAACCAGCAGAAAGACGTTCTCTTCTCTCGCCGCCTTGACGCCGTTGAGGCCGCGACAAACCCGAACGCTCGCCCCGGCGTCGAAATCTACTTCCAAGACCGAGCGTCTATGGAACAGATGGTTCCGATCCTCGAAAAATTTACCAATAACGGTGTCGATGGCTTTACCTTCGCCACTGATTTGCGCTTGCGTGAGCGGCAGGCAGGTGGCCGGGACGTCCCGGACTATGTCGGCATTCGCTTGCAGTTTGTGCCTGAGATCCGCGCCCGGTTCGATGACGATTTCCGCAACGCGATCCTCCAAGACCCCACGGCCATGAAACGCTTCATTGACGAGGCCATGGACAACATGCAGGATGCAATTAACGCGCTAGACCAAAAAGGGGCAAAAATCGTAGACGCGCGCGTTCATCAATACGATTCCCTTGTCGTGGGGCAAGAAAGCTATGACCAATTCCTCAGAGGCATTGCAAATCCAGAGGACGCCGCTTCAAGCTATGAAGGAGGCGCTCGATCGGTCGATCCAAAAAAGCGGTTCGGACAGTCTGTCCAGTCGCATGTTGAAGGCCGAGATCGCGCGCTCCGAAAGGGCGTTGGAGACCGGCCAGCAGACGCAAGCGGAGCAGTGGAGCGCCCAGAGCCGAGCCTAAAAGCTCGCGGAGGTCGCGTCGGCTACGCCAAAGGCGGCGCCGTCTCGTCCGCTGTCCGCGAAATCAGCGACAAAGCCGACAAGGCTGGCCTGAAGGTTCCGCAGCTTGCCTACATGATCAGGGTGGCCAGCGGCATGAACATGCCGCCCGAGCGCGCCAAGGAGTTCGCGCAGCAGATCCTGATGCACGACCTCTATGGCCTGACCGAGCGGTTCAACCAGTACAGCAATGCGCGCCGCACCTTGATGCGCGTCAATGCGATGATCGGCGGCACAGCCCACAAAAACACGTTCAAGAAGGGCGGCCTGTTCCAAAAGCACAAGTCGCTGGACGTAGCCAAACACGCAGCCAATGACCTGCTCGCATCGGGCATGGGCCATCCGGTGATGCGTGAATCCCTGCAAAACATGTTGAGGATGATCAAATGAACTATGAAGATGCGGTCAGTCTTTTAGTCGAAAAGCTTCAGACCGACAGCAACCTCGCAGCGATGGCGGCCTCTTTGACGGAGGCCGACACCGTCCGCTGCTATGACGGCAAGATCCCCGACGATGTCCTGCAAGAGGCGATCGTCGAGGTCGAGCGGCGCGGCTGGCAGTATGGCTGGCGGTCCAACAAGAAGCTGGGCTTCGGCCATTGGAACGTCGTTCTGTCCGACAGCAAGATCGAGCGCGAAGAGGTCTATCACGAGGTGCCAAAGAGCATTCAAGACCTGTGGGACTACATCCAGCCCCGCTTCATGCCGACCACGCCGGTGCTGGTGCGGGCCTATGCCAATGCCCACACCTATGGCGTCGAGGGCTACATCCACCGGGATAGCAAGCACGACGGCGATCAGACCTGCATCATCTATTACGAGCAGGATTGGAAGCCCGAGTGGGCGGGCGAGACCGTGTTCCTCAACGAGGACGAGGACGATGTCATCAAGGCCATCCTGCCGAAGTATGGGCGCATGACGATTTTCCCCGGCAAGATCAAGCACGTCGGGCGCGCGGTGTCGCGGATCTGCCCGGTGGCTCGCCGGGTTCTCGTCATGAAGGGAAAGCCCCGTGAGTAAGCGCCACCTGCTCCTGCTGGCGCTCAAGCGGATGGGCGCCTTTCACATGATGCACAACAAGCGCCTTGAGCGGAAGCTCGGCGAGCACTTGATCAATACCTATGACGCGCTCAAGCGGCTGGGGGCCGAGGAGGATGTCGCCCTCGCGGGCGGCATGCACTCGATCTACGGCACCAGCGTGTTCCGCAAGGTCACGGTGCCGCCCGAGCGCCGGGCTGTGATCCGGGGCCTGTTCGGCGAGCGTGCCGAGCGGCTGGCGTGGCTCTTCTCGACGATCAACCGGCCAGCGTGTCTGGAGGGGCGCGAGCCCGTGCTGGATTGGAAGAGCGGGGAGCCTGTCGAGGTCTCGCCCAAAGACCTTGCAGACCTGCAGTTGATTGAAGTGGCCAATCTGGGTGATAATGGCTCGACACTGGCGAAGTATCCCTGCCTGCAGAAGATCAGGGACAACCACATGGCTCCCGCATGACCGATCTCCGATTCCTCGCGGCCAAGATCCTGAAGCACTACGCCGGGAGCGACGATAAGGCTCTGGCGGGTCTGGTCGATGCGCTCGTCGCCAAGAGCCCTCTGGATCGAGGCACCGAGGGGCTGGCCCCTGTGGTGTCCGCTGAAGAGCGAAACCTCCTGAACATGCTGGGCGGCTACATGGCCGAGGCCAACGAGCGCATGCCCTTGGCGCTGACCGCGCAGGGCTGCGGCGACGGCGGGGATGGTGGTGGTGATGGAGGCGGGGACGGCGGAGACGGAGACGGCGGGGGCAGCGGTGGTGACGGCGGTGATGATGATGATGATGGCGATGGTAGCACTGGGGGCACCGCCGATGGCGATGACGCTGGCGACAGTGAAATGGGCGGCGAGTCTGAAGCTGAAGCGTCTGACCCGGAAGCGGATCTCCCGGCGCCAAACGCTGTCGAAACGTCTTACAATGCGCCAGCGAACTCAAGCCTCGCAGCCTATCTTGACTCGGCCCGGTCTGCGGCGGAGCTGGGCGAGCTTGAATCTTGGATGTCAACCTTCAACACCCCCGAAAGCCCCAATCAATCGGTCATCGGCGATTTCTTTGCCCAGCTTGATGCGCTGAACGAACAGGCCCTTGGTCAGCAGGCACTGGCTGCTGAAGCACAAGCTGCAGCAGCCGCGCAGGCATATAGCAACAACAATGTCAGCCTTGGGTATACCGCCCCCTCAACCGCTATGAACGCCGGGCCCACGACCTCGCCGGGCAGCATGATCGGTGCGCCTGATCAGTCAACGATTGGCGGGCCTGCCGCGAACGCGACGGGTGCGCTGTCTGATAATTCGCTCGGCCTTTCTTACGGGGCCCCTTCTGACCTTGCTGGCACCACCGGGCAAAGCAGCACCGGGCAGGGCAGCACTGGGCTGGGAGGCGCCGGACAAGGTGGCACTGGACTGGGGGGTGCGGGACAAGGTGGCACTAGCCAAGGCAGCACCGGCCAAGGAAGCACAGGGCAGAGCGACACTGGACAGGGCAGCGCTGGGCCAAATGACAGCCCGTATGGCCCAGCCCCGGATCTCACGATCAACAGGGGCAACCCGCAGGACATGAGCTCGACCGGCTACAACAACCAGAACATGAGCTCGACGGGGTACGACAACCTCATCAATCTCGTCGGCGGGCGTGATGCGTTCAATGCAGCCTATGGCAGCGGGGGCGATGGCAGCACCCGGCCATTGATCAACATGGGTGCTCCGACGCCTTTGGGGCTGGCCCCGACGCCCTTGTCATCAACAGCAACCCCGGCGCCTGCGCCCAGCGCCAGCCGGGTGTTCTCACCCTTGGCTGATTATGCGAACTATGGCGCCGGTCCCGAGCACAAGTTTTATATGGCCGAGGGCGGGATGGCTTCTTTCCCCACCATGGCCTACACCGACGGGCAGAGCGGCATCGCACAACCTCCGGGCCTTACGCCTTACGACACCGCTGGGGCTGATGTTCTGGCCTTATCGCCAATGGCCCCGCCACCTGCGGCTGCGCCACCCAACTTCAGTGGCACCGGCCCGCTGTCGGCATCCATGAACGTAAACGCCGGGCAGATCCCGTCGCAGATTTCGCAAAACCCAAATCTAGGGTATTCTCTGGGCCAATCCCCGCTTTCTCGACTGACAAGGCCGACCAATGGATGACGCAGAGCTCGACAAAGGCATGGAAATGGACCTCCCCGACGAGGTTTCCGATGTCGAGGAAAATGCTGACGGATCGGCTGTCGTAACGATCGACGAGCCCGCCACTGCCGAGAACGCTGAGTTCTATGCGAACCTCGCCGAGGACATGCCAACGCCCGAGATGAAGTCGATCTCGACGCAGCTGCTTGAATATATCGAGCGCGACAGGGAAGCCCGCACGCTGCGGGACAAGCAGTATGAAGAGGGCCTGCGCCGCACCGGCCTTGGCGAGGACGCCCCCGGCGGCGCCAACTTCCAAGGCGCGAGCAAGGTGGTCCACCCCATGCTCACCGAGGCGTGCATCGACTTCTCGTCGCGCGTCATCAAGGAGATCCTCCCCCCGACTGGCCCGGTGAAAGAATTCATCCCCGGCGACATCACCGTGGACAAGATGGAGAAGGCGAAGCGCAAGCAGCGCTTCATGAACTGGCAGCTGATGCAACAGATGCCTGAGTTCCGCCCCGAGCTTGAGCAGCTCACGACGCAGGTTCCGCTGGGCGGCGCGCAATACCTAAAGCTCATGTGGAACGAGCAGAAGAACCGCCCGACGGCGATCTTCATCCCGATCGACGATGTCTACCTGCCCTACAGTGCGACGAGCTTCTACAGCGCCGAGCGCAAAACGCATGTCCAGTACATCACCAAGCTGGAATTCGAGAAGCGCGCCAACACCGGCATGTATCGCGATATCGACCTGACGTCGGCGTCTGAGCCCGAGCTCACCGGCCCCCAGAAGGCGAACAACAAGATCGAGGGCCGGGAGCAGACCAGCTACAACGAGGACGGCCTGCGGGTCGTTTATGAGATTTCCTGCTACCTCGACTTCGAAGACAATTTCGGCCTCGCCCCCTATCTGGTGACGATCGATGACACCTCGAAAGAGGTGCTCGCGATCTACCGCAACTGGGAGCCTGATGACGAGAATCAGGAAGAGCTGGTTCACATCATCGAATGGCCCTTCGTGCCATGGCGCGGTGCCTATCCTATCGGCCTGCCCCACATGATCGGCAGCCTGTCGGCGGCGGCCACGGGCGCCCTGCGGGCCCTGCTCGACAGCGCGCACATCAACAACTTCCCCGGCATGCTGAAGCTGAAGGGCGGATCTCGCGGCGGCCAAACCGATCGCATTGAGCCGACGCAGGTGACGGAGATCGAGGGCGGCGTCGGTATCGATGACATCCGCAAGATTGCCATGCCGGTTCCGTTCAACCCGCCGAACCCGGTCCTGTATCAGCTTCTCGGCTTTGTGACGGAGGCCGCTCGCGGCGTGGTCCGCACGACCTTTGAGAAGCTTCAGGACCAGAGCCCGAACCAGCCCGTCGGCACCACGCTCGCGATGATCGAGCAGGGCATGACGGTCTTCTCGGCGATCCATGCCCGCCTGCACAATTCGATGCAGATGACGCTGAAGGTGCTGCACCGCATCAATGCCCAGAACCTCACCGATGAGTACATCGAGAAGGTCACCGGCGAGGAAATGTGCAAGGCGTCCGATTTCCGGGGCCCAATGGACGTGATCCCGGTATCGGATCCGAACATATTCTCGGAAGCGCAGCGCTTTGCCCAGACGCAGGCGGTGGCGCAGCGTGCGCAGGCCAAGCCGGACCTCTACGACGCCCGTGCGGTTGAAGAGCGGATTCTGCAGCAGCTCAAGGTGCCGGACTACAAGGCCCTGCTGGCCAAGCGCCCCGAGCCGATCGAGCTCAACGCTGTGAACGAAAACCTCTCCCTGACGCTGGGGCGCCCGGTGGCGGCGTTCCCGATGCAGGATCATCTGGCGCACCTGCAGGTGCATCTGGATTACCTGAAGTCGCCGATGTTCGGCATGAGCCAGCTGATCGGCCCGGCGTTCATCCCCGGCGTGCTCCAGCACATCAAGGAGCACATGGTGTATTGGTACGCCCTGTTCATCTACAACCAAGCGAGCGCCGCAGCTGGCGTCCCGCTGGATTCGTTCATGGGCAGCAAGGACAAGGAGCTCAATGCCGAGGTCGATAAGACCTTGGCGATGGCCAGTCAGGCCCTCATGCCGCAGATCGAGGGTGCCCTTCAGGGTGTCCCGCCTGTGATCATGCAAGCCATGCAGATGATGCAGCAGCTCGGTCCCAAGCCTCCCGGCGACCCGACGCAGATCCTTATGGCTGAGACGCAGCGCAAGGCGCAGGCCGACCAAGTCAAGGCGCAGCTGGATCAGCAGAAGCTTGAGCTGGATCAGGTGCGTCTGGGCCTTGAGGCTCAGAATACACAGTCGCGCATGCAGCAGGCTCAACTCGACCTGCAGGCCAAGGCTGAGATGAACCGTGAGGACAACACCACGGCGAAGGAACTTGCTGTCTTTGAAGCCGAACAGGGACACAAGACGAACTTGACCACCGGCCACGGCATTAACCCCCACGTTTGAGGTAGCACCATGGACAACAGCCTTCTCCCGCAGCACAAGCGCCTCGCCATGGGCCTTGCAGTGAACGACGCGCCGACGGGCAAGAACCTCGTCAACGACAAGGTCACCCCGCACGCGCCATATGGCATCCACAAAAACACAAGTGGCAAGAACGACAAACCCGCCAAGTCTGGACTTTCTTCCTTCAGTGGCAAGAAATAATTCCTTGACATGGGGAAGATATGATTGAAATCATCATCAAGCGTCTACTCGAACAGCAAAGTCGAGTAGCGCATGAGACTTTAGAGCAGCCCGGCGACGGCTCAATCTTTGAGTACGGGCGCAGGGCAGGTATTTACGCCGGTCTGGGTCGCGCTGTCGCGATCATCGAGGAGACCTTGGCACAAGGCGAAGAGGACGAGGCGCATGACAAAAAACGTCGTGTCAGACCAGCATACGGAGAATGAGAACCTTTTTCCGGTTATTGACCCCAACTTAAGACCCTTTGGCTCTCGCGTTCTGGTTCAGATCCGCCGGGCGCGCACACGCAGCCGGGGTGGGATTATCTTCTCAGATCAGACCAAAGACACCGAGCTCGACAACACGTGTGTCGCCAAGGTGATCTCTGTCGGCCCGCTGGCCTACAGAAACCGCAACACCATGGAGCTCTGGCCCGAAGGCGCGTGGTGCAAGCCGGGCGATTATGTCTTCGTGCCGAAGTATGGCGGCCTCCGCTGGGAGCTCCCCTGCACCGCCACCGGCGACTACGGAGACAAGGTTCAGTTTGCGATCTTCGACGATCTCAACATCACTGGCGACGTCAAAGACCCCTTTTCTATCAAAGCGCACATCTGAGGAGCTGAGACATGAACAGCACCGACAAGGCTGAACTTCAGGAAGAAGTCGAAATTATCGAAGGCGTTGATCCTGATATCGAGGACAACGAAGATGAAGACGAAGACGTAAGGCTTTCCGACAGTCGGAACGAAGAGGAAGATTCTCGGCGAGAGGCCAAACGTCTGGAGCGTCGGCGCCGGAAAGAAAACCAGCGCTTCGCTCGCGACAAATCCAAGGAAGAGATGGAATGGCTGGTCAATCAGAACCAGCTGCTCCAGAAGCGCCTTGAGGCCGTCGAAGGCTTCGCGATCCAGAACCAGCGGGGCAGCCTCGATCAGAACTACACGCAGGCTATCTACAGCGTGCAGGCGACCGAGCAGGCCCTCGCCAAGGCGATTGAGGCTGGCGACGGGTCAAGGGTGCCGGAGCTGCTTCGCCAGCGCGACACCGCCATTGCCCGCGCGACCGAGATCAACCGCGCCAAGCAAAGCTTTGATGCCCCCCGTGCGCCGCAGCAGCCCGCTGAGGTGACCGAGAAGGCCCAGAAGTGGGCTTCGCAGAACACTTGGTTCAATGCCAGCAGCAACGACCCTGATTCTGTAACCGCCAAGCAGGTGGATGCGGGATTGGTCGCTGAGGGCTACGACCCGACCACGCAGAAGTATTGGCGGGAGCTCGACCGGCGCCTTGCAGACCGTCTTCCGCATCGCTTTGCAGATGACGAAGATTCCGGTTATACTCCTCCCCAAGCAGGGCGGCGCGGGCCGCCCGTTGGTGGATCTCGAGAGATGAGCTCTCCGGGTTCCAAGAAAGTTTACGTCAGCTCCGAGCGCGTTCAGGCGCTCAAGGATGCTGGCTATTGGGATGACCCAGTCCTGCGTGAGCGCATGTTGAAGCGCTATGCAGCGGTGGATCGTGATACTCGTGCGGCGCGCTAAACAGGAGCGAGCGATGGACCTTGGTAATGATGAACGCATCAAGAAAGTGGACGGACAGTCCCGTCGTAGCCGGGCGATGGAAGATCGCCGCGTTACTGAGAGCCGCGAGCTCTCCGACGATGATCGTGTCCAGATGTTTCGAGACGCTTTCTATCAAAGCGCTTTGCCAGACTTGCCGGAAATCCCCGGATATCATGTCTGCTGGCTGACCACGACTAATCCGCGTGATCCAATTCAGGGCCGCTTCCGTCTCGGTTATGAGCCGGTTAAACCCGAAGAGGTCCCCGGTTGGGAATACGCATCACTCAAGACCGGCGAATATGCTGGCCTTATCGGCGTGAACGAGATGATCGCGGCCAAGCTGCCCGAGCGTCTTTATTTCCGCATCATGCGAGAAGCGCACCATGACGCGCCTCTGCGTGAGGAGGAAAGGATCACCGGCGATATGGATTCAATGGGTGACCGCGCTCGTGGCTCTAAAAGCAGAATGATCGAGGAAGAAGGCTTTGCTTCAATGCGCGAACCGCCGCCTGCTCCCAAGTTTGAGTAGGTGGTTCCCCTTCATCTAGCAAAAGGATTCGAGAATGTCCTCGACCAATGCTCCCTTCGGTATGCGCGCGGCTTATAGTCCGTCGGGCACCATCCGTGAAATGGCCGGTACGATCGTTACCGGCTACGCTGCAAGCATTTACACAGGTCAGCCCGTTAAAATGGGCACTGATGGAACCCTTCAGGCCGCTGCTGCGGGCGACGCTTTCATCGGCATTTTTGCCGGTTGTCAGTATCAGCCCACTGGTGCTCAGCGTCCTGTGATCTCGCCGAGCTGGCCCGCCAACACCGGCGCCACTGACATCATCGCCTATTACACCATGGACCCGTACATCGTGTACGAGATTCAGGCTGATGGCGCTGTTGATCAGAACGAAGTCGGCCAGCAGGCCAACATCAGCAACGCGACGGCCAACAATGGTCTGGGTTACTCAACCTGCACCATGGACGCCGCCACTGCTGCCTCGGGCAACTATCAGCTTCGTGTTGTTGGTATCGCTAACGGTATCGATAATGCGTCTGGTGATGCCTACACTGTCGTACAGGTTCAGATCGCGAACCATCAGTACGTCGCCACGCGCAACGCCTTCTAACCTAGGGAGATCCCGTTATGGCTACACCAATGCGCAGTACGGACTTCCGCTCCATCGTCGAACCAATCCTCAACGAGGCTTTCGACGGCGTCTACGACCAGCGCGCAGACGAATGGAAACAGGTTTTCCGCGAAGAACGCGGTATTCCGCGCAACTACCATGAAGAGCCCGTCCTCTTCGGCTTTGGCGCTGCGCCTGAGCTGCCGGATGGCACGGCTGTCACCTACCAGTCTGGTGGCGTGCTCTTCATCAAGCGCTACCAGTACAAGGTCTATGGCCTTGCCTTCGCCCTGACGAAGGTTCTTGTCGAAGACGGTGACCATATCCGTATCGGCCAGACCTACGCCAAGCACCTCGCCCAGTCTCTGGTCGAGACGAAGGAAACCACTTCCGCCAACATCCTCAACCGCGCTTTTAACGGCGCCTATGTGGGTGGTGACGGCAAGTCTCTGGTGGCTTCTGATCACCCGATCATCAACGGGACTTTCTCGAACCAGCTCTCGACCGCCTCCGCGCTGTCGCAGACCTCGCTTGAGCAGATCCTCATCCAGATCCGCAACGCTGTTGACAACAACGGCAAGCGTATCCGTTTGAACCCGGAGAAGCTGGTTGTGTCGCCGTCCAACGTGTTTCAGGCCGAAGTGCTCCTCAAGAGCGTTCTGCGTACCGGCACGGGCAACAACGACATCAACCCGGTCAAGTCGATGGGCCTCCTCAGCGGCGGTCAGGCTAACCTGTCTCGTCTGACCTCGACCACCGCTTGGTGGGTTGAGACCGACGCGCCGGAAGGCCTCAAGCTGATGATGCGCCGCTCGCTCGAAAAGAGCATGGAAGGTGACTTCGAAACCGACTCCATGCGCTTCAAGTCCACCGAGCGCTACGACATCGGCTGGACCGATCCTCGCGGGGTTTACGGAACGCCGGGCGTCTAGTTGACTTTTCTCTAGGAATAGTCCAAAGTGGCGGTGGGGAAACTCACCGCCACAGGACGTTCAGATGCCAACAAAATGCAGCGTTTTTCATTGCAATAATCCAAGTTTTTCCAAAGACTTGTGCCAAAAACACTATAAACGCCAATCGCGCCACGGCTCAATTGAACAGACGCGCCCGGATGATTGGGGCGCTCGCGAGAAACATCCAGCATATAAAGCGTGGTGCGGCCTCCGTAGGTATCATCGCCTTGATATGGAGCCAGCATGGGTTGATGATTTCTGGGCATTTGCCCATTCCATCCCAGAAAAACCATCTGATGAAGCAAAAGCCTTTCGATCTGACAAAAAACGACCATGGTCTTCTGTTAATTTTTATTGGAGAGAAACAAAAATAAGCGGTGATGCGCGCAAAAATAGGCGGCTCTACATGCTTGAATGGCAACGAAATGCCCGAGCATCCAATGTTGATTATTACAAAAACGCAGACCTAAAGAAACTCTACGGCATCACCATTGAATGGTACAAATCCCAACACGATGCTCAGAACGGCCTTTGCGCCATATGCTCAAAGCCTGAAACAGCCAAAATTCGTGGCAACACATTGTCGCTGGCTGTCGATCATTGCCATGATACTGGCGACGTTCGGGGTTTGCTTTGCCGGGCTTGCAACAACGCTATCGGGGCTCTAAACCATAGCCCCGCCACCCTCCGCAACGCCGCAGACTACCTAGAAAAGCACACTAGCGCTCTCGACAAAAATCGCTCATAATACACCAACCGAAATCCGGTCAAGCTTTTCATGGAGAAGACCAATGCCTCAGTTTAGTGACGATCTCTGGCTCGGCAATGCGACCGGCTCACAGTCTCAGGGCTGGGCTGGCCCCGGTCAGGTGTATAGGGGTGTCGGCCCTCTGGGTCGCGTTTACATCTACGACGTCGTTCCTGCCACCATTTCTGCCACCGCTGTCTCCGCCGCTCAGGCGATCGCAGCCGCTGGCAATGCGCTCATCAACGGCACCAGCGCTACCGGAGGCGTGGCTACCTTCAACGTCTGCCGCAACGTCTCGATCGTTTCGTCCAGCGCCAGCGACACCACGCAGACCGTGACCGTCACCGGCACGGACTTCTGGGGTCAGGCACAGACCTCTACGCTGACGATCAATGGCACCACGACCGTCAATGGCCTGAAGGGCTTCAAGACGATCACGCGCGCTGCTGTCTCTGCGGCGTTTGTGGGCAACCTGTCGATCGGCATGGGTGATACCTTCGGCCTGCCTTACAGGGTTCTCGACGCTGGTTATCTGCTGCGCACCGGCTGGGCTGGCGCTGTTGCTGACAATGCTGGCACGTTCACGGCTGCCGACACGGCGACTGCCACGGCCACCACCGGCGACGTGCGCGGGACGTTCCTGCCTGCGACATCGGCCTCAAACGGCACCCGCCGCCTTGTGATCGCCATTGGCCTCACCGCCATTGCGGCTGGTCCTGATGCCACGCAGGTTGGCGCGATCGGCGTCGTTCCCGCCTAATGAAACGGGGGGCCCTGTGCCCCCCAACTTCTCTTTAGGAGGGCCGCATGGTCGATACAGTCAATTCACAGACGCTGCTCGATGGCGAGCGGCTTGTGGTTCAGAAATTCACAAACATCTCCGACGGCACCGGCGAGACCAATGTCGTGAAGGTGAACGTCTCAGCGCTGAGCGCGAATTCTTTTGGTGTCGCTTGCACCGGCGTGAAGATCAACAAGATCTGGGCGACAACGCACGGCATGGAAGTGCGCATTTTGTGGGAGGCCACCACGCCAATCATGGCTTGGGTGCTACCGCAAAACACGAACTATTACATGTGCTTCGGCGAGCATCTGGGGGGCCTCACCAACAATGCTGGCGCCACAGGCAAGACGGGGAACATCACATTCACCACAAGCGATACTTCGATTGGTGACATGTATTCCATCGTCCTCGAATGCATCAAGATTTACGGATAAGGAACACCCCTATGGCCGTCCGTTATGTGAAAGATTTCGAATTTCCGGCGGCGTCCGGTTACACCAAGAGTGCCACCCCGGTGACGGGCCAGATGCTTGCGAAGGGTGGCCCTGCCAAGGGCGGTCCCAAAGGCATCATGGTTGTGATCGGCGTCGGCAAGCCGATGAAGAAGTCCGATGGCGGCAGCGTTTCGGATACCGACCGCTTGAATCAGATGTTTGCTGATGCCGCTGCCACGACCGATGCCGAGCGCACCATGAGCGGCAAGAGCGCAGCCCCCCCGGCCAAGAAAGCCGTCCCGGTGGCCAAGCGCGGCTCGCCTTATGTTCCGGGCACAAACATCCGCGCTGACGAGATCTACTCGAAAGAGGCACAGGATCGCCTGACGCGCGGTTATAAAAAGGGCGGCGCAAACTGGATCAGTGGCGCGATCAAGAAGCCCGGCGCCTTGCATAAAGCTTTGAATGTTCCCGCTGGCGAAAAAATCCCGGCTTCCAAGATTGAAAAAGCTGAAGGCAGCAAGAACCCGCTGCTTGCCAAGCGTGCGCGTTTGGCTGAAACGCTCGGCAATATGAACAAGGCGAAAGGCGGCAAGGTTTCGGCCATGGAGTGGGAACACTCCAAGGAAGATCTCGCGCAGGATCGCAAGCTCTCCAAGAAACATGGCATGTCCATGGAAGACTGGGAGCAGTCCGGCCTCGACAAGAAGCATGACCGCCAGCAGTCCCCGAAGGGCCTGAAGAAGGGCGGCTACGCTGATGGCGGCATGATGATGGGGGCCCCGCCAGTGCGTGGCGTCTCCCTGCCCGCGCCGGTGGCGCCCGGTGGCCGTCCCGGCATGGACCCAAACAGAATGCGTGAAATGGCCAGCCGTGCGCAGGCCATGATGGCCAACCGCGCCCGCCCAGCTGGTCCGGGCCGGGGTCCGGTTATCCCCGCGCCTATGCCCACCCCTCTTGCTCGAAAGAGCGGCGGCAAAGTCATGAAGAAGGCCGTTGGCGGGGCTGCAATTGAGCCGCAGATGCCTCTTCAGGGCCCGCCCCTGCAGAGCATGCCCGCTGCTGTTCGTGCGCCCGCCATGGGCCGCGCCCGCGCTCCTACGATCGTCGCCGAGCCGTCTACAGCTCGTGTTGCGGTCAATGCCAAGCGCCCCGGCGGCCCGAACGTCGGAAAGCTCCGCGCGCGGATGGCCAAGGCCGCTTCGATGTCCAACCCTGATTCCTCACCGGCTATGATGAAAAAGGGCGGCAAGACAAACTGCTGACCATTTGATATGATCACGGGGCTTGCTGGATCGGCGAGCCGACCAACTTTAAGGAAAGCCCCGTGGCTGTATCCGGCACAGTTTCAACGACAGTGTTCCAAACGCGGAAGGTGATTGATCACGCCTTCCGCCGCTGTCGCCTTACACCTCAGCAGATCACCTCTGAGCTGATCGATGCCGCGAAAGACAACCTCTATTTGCAGCTCTCGGCGCTCGGCAATCAGGGCGTGCCTCTGTGGTGCATCGAGAGAGAGATCCTCCCGCTCTATCTCGGTCAGGGAAACATCACGCCGCCCAATGGGACAGTGGACATCCTGAACGCCAATTTCCGCTGGATGACCCGGCAGATCGGCTCTGCGCAATATTCAAACCCGAACGGCATTGCGGGTTCTGCGTTCGACGGCGACCTCGCCACTTCTTGCACCCAGACCACCGCAAACGGCAACCTGACGATCTTTTTTGGCTACGGCAATGCAACGACGGTCTCGACGATCGGCGTTCTGCAGGCCGTCACGGGGTCGTTCAATATTGTCTTTGAGGTCTCCGATGACGGTGTTGTGTGGACCACAGTGCTGGCGCCGGGCGTGACGGCATACGTCGCAGGCCAATGGCAGTGGTACGACATCGACCCGGCCAATCCTTCTGTCTATTTCCGCATGCGCGAGACCGGCGGCAACACGCTGAACGTGACGGAAATGTATGCCGGGAACAACCCGACAGAGATCCCGCTAGCTCGCATGAACCGCGATGATTGGACGAACCTGCCCAACAAGACGTTTGGCGGGCGCCCGCTTCAGTACTGGTTTGATCGGCAACGTGACTTGCCCGTCATGCGGATCTGGCCGGTCACGAACATGGACAACATCTTTGGCCAGTTCATTGTTTGGCGCCAGCGCTACATCATGGATGTCGGCGCGCTCACCGACACGCTCGATATCCCGCAGCGCTGGTACGAAACAATCGTGTGGCAGCTTTCTTGGCGGCTGGCGATGGAGATCCCGGAGTTCAACATGCAGCTCCTTGGTCTCATCAAAGGCACGGCGGACGAGGCCCTTAAGATGGCTCAGGACGAAGAGCGCGACAATTCGCCGATCTATTTTGCCCCGAACATTTCGCCATATACGCGATGAGCCTCTTCCTCGACCCACGCGGCAAATCGACCTTTGGCATCGGCATATGCGCTCGGTGCTCGAGGAAGATGTCGCTTGATGAGCTGGAATCGGATCCGAACTATCCGGGTCTTTTTGTGTGCGCCGCCGACAAGGATCAGTTTGATCCATACAGGCTTGCCGCCCGGCAGCCCGAACGGATCTCGCTTTCGCATCCACGGCCAGACACGCCGCTGGCTCTGACAATGTACGGGACTATCTCTCAGGATGATGATATTTTTATCATCAACGATGAAGGTGATGGGTATTTAGTGCCATGACAAACAACCCCATGATTCCGACGAACCTCATCCCGAGCAAGATCACGCAGCTTCCGCTTGCGGATACGCCGACGGCTACTGACACAACCATTGTCGTTCAGAATGGGGTTACCAAGCAGGCGCTGTTTGGCCAATTTCTGCAATACATCGGGCCCACCGGCCCCACAGGCCCCACAGGCGCGGCTGGGCCGACGGGTGCGGCGTCTAACGTCACTGGCCCCACAGGCCCCACAGGCCCCACTGGGGCGCAGTCTTACGTCGCTGGCCCCACGGGCCCCCAAGGTGACACGGGGCCCACTGGGCCTGTTGGCGGTCTTGGCAATCCGGGCCCTTCTGGCCCCACGGGGCCGACAGGGCCGACAGGACCAACAGGGCCGAGCGGCACAGGCCCGACGGGGCCTACGGGGCCGACCGGATCTCAGGGCGCTGGTATAACGTACAAGGGAAGTGTTGCTACAGTCGGCGCCCTTCCAGCGTCCGGCAACACGATCAATGACGCCTATCTGGTTCTATCGAACAGCCATCTCTACATCTGGAATGGTACGGCATGGATTGATAGCGGCGCGTTCACGTCAATCACTGGACCTCAAGGACCAACAGGGCCCGCCGGTGCCGGTTCAGTTGTCAGCATCAACGTAAGCGGCGGGACCACAGGCCTGACAACCAGTGGTGGCCCTGTCACGACATCCGGCACGATCACGCTGGCGGGCACGCTGGCTGTCGCCAATGGCGGCACGGGCGTCACTACGTCTACGGGAACGGGCTCCACCGTCCTCTCAACGTCGCCGACACTTGTCACGCCCGCGCTTGGCACACCCACCGCGCTGGTTCTTACAAGCGCGACCGGCTTGCCGCTCTCAAGTGGTGTCACCGGAACGCTTCCTATTCTCAATGGAGGCACGGGCCAGACCACCGCTGCTGCGGGGTTTAATGCCCTGTCGCCTGTGACCACGACCGGCGACCTTATCATTGGGAATGGCACGAATAGCTCCACGCGCCTCGCCATTGGCACAACTGGGTATGCCCTAACATCGAATGGCACGACTGCCGCATGGGGCCAAGTCTCGCTCACTGCTGGCGTTACCGGCAACCTGCCCGTCACTAATCTCAACTCCGGCACAGGCGCGACAGCTTTAACTTTCTGGTGCGGCAACGGCACTTGGGCAACTCCTGCTGCCAGCGGCAGCGGCACGGTAAATTCCGGCTTATCAGGCCAGCTCACTTATTATGCCGCGACCGGCACTGCGGTCTCTGGAAACACCCTTGCCAATATGAGTGGCGGCGCACTGACGCTTGGCGCGCAAGCCGTTACGGCTGGCTCTCTTGTCCTCGCCAATCTGGCGATTGCGGGCAGATCCACGACACTGCAGTCCAGCGCGTCCGCTTCCGCCGCGTGGACCCTGACGCTGCCTGTTTCGGCTGGCAGCAGCACCAACGTGCTGTCCACTGATGGCACGGGCGTCACGAGCTGGGTTGCGGCTGCTACCGTAACAAGCGTTGCGGTCAGTGGGGGCACGACTGGCCTTACGACAAGCGGCGGCCCAATCACGACCTCTGGTACTATTACGTTGGCGGGCACGCTAGCTGTCGCCAACGGTGGCACAGGACAGTCAACCGCCCTCACCCAATATGGCGTTATCTATGGCTCGTCCACGACAGCTATGGGCAATACTGCGGCAGGAACCACGGGTCAGGTTCTCATCGCGACAACGAGCAATGCACCTTCTTGGGGTCAGGTTTCCCTTACTGCTGGGGTCACGGGGGTGCTGCCAATTGCCAACGGTGGCACGAACCTCTCCTCTACGCCCGCAAACGGCGCGCTGGACATTGGTAACGGCACAGGGTTTACCCGCACAACGCTGACGGCGGGCAGCAACATTACGATCACCAATGGTGCGGGGTCTATTTCTATTGCGGCAAGCGGCGGCGGCAGCGGCACAGTCAATTCCGGTACAGCGAACCAGCTCACCTACTACGCCGCGACCGGCACTGCGGTGTCGGGCAACGCCAACGCGACTATCAGCGGCGGTGCGGTAACCCTTGGTGTGCAGAGCACGACGGCTGGGTCTCTCGTCCTTGCCAACACGAATGCTGGTGCTTTCCCCACGACCATTCAGTCCAGTGCATCTGCCACTGCCGCGTGGACAATGACGCTGCCAGTTACGGCAGGGACGAGCACCTATGTTTTGTCCACTAACGGATCAGGCGTCACGAGCTGGATTGCTCAGGGCGGTGCCATCAACGTCCAGACATTCACCTCCTCCGGCACATGGACCAAGCCTTCTGGTTACAGCGCATCAAGCCGCGTGTTCGTTCAAACATGGGGCGGTGGTGGTTCTGGAGGAAAAGCTGCTTACGCCACAGGTGGCGGCGGCGGTGGATATAATGAGGCTTGGTTAACGCTTTCTCAATTTGGCGCAACTGAAACTGCGACTGTTGGCGCGGGCGGGGCTGCCGTTACGGGCGTTACTGGCAATGTGGGCGGCAATACAACGCTTGGGTCGTTAATTACAGCATACGGCGGCGCTGGCGGCGTTGCGTCGGCTAGCTTTGCCGCCAACAACGGCGGCGGCGGCGGCGGTCAAATAAGTGCGGGAAGCGGCGCTACTCCCGGCAGCCCCATATTAGGACGTTTCACAGGCGGCTGCGCTAGTTTCGCTCCACCGGGAAATGGCGGCTCGGGCGGCTCGGGCGGCCTTAATGCCGTTGACGGCTTCGCCCACGGCGGCGGCGGTGGTGGTGGTCCCAGCTCCGCAATGACGGGTGCAGCCTCAGTTTGGGGTGGCGGTGGCGGCGGCGGTTACTATACAAGCACACTTAATGCTGGGGCTGGCGGCGCATCTGTCTGGGGTGGCAACGGCGGTGCGGCTGTTGCGGCAAGCAATGGCGTGGCGGGTACTCAACCCGGTGGTGGTGGCGGCGGCACAGCAACAGGCACATCGACTGGAGCTGGCGGTGCTGGCAAAATCGTCGTCACTGTCTTCCCGGCATAAGGAGAGATCATGTCTACGTATGCAGTCATTGATACCTCAACAAACATCTGTGACAATGTGGTTGTCTGGGATGACACGCTTGGCCCGTGGTCATCCCCCGCTGACCATTACGCGGTCAACATTGATGGGCTTGAGGTTGGAATCGGGTTCCATTACGACCCCACCACGCAGGTTTGGACTGCACCGCCAAGCGGGGATGCTTCGTTTGCGCCGGACCTTGTATATCAAAACCAGACCACGACGCTGTCTTGGACAACCCAGAACGCAACGAATGTCAAACTTTCGACGTTCGGGGATCAGCTTTTCCCGGCCAATGGCTCGCAGGATTTCACCTTCCCGAATGCTGGGTCGCAAACCGTCAAGATCACCATGATTGGTCTGGCCGGTAAATACCCCCTGTCCGCCACGGCAAAGGTGGTTCTCGCGGGGACAAACATGCAAAACATTTCCGGCGGCACGGTGATCTGATGCTGAAATTATCAAATGCCAAGTTCGGCAACCTGACCGCCATGATCTACGACTTTGAGGTTTTTGGTGACAAGCTTGCCATGCACACGCATGAGGAGGCCGACAACCACATCACTATTGTCAATCGCGGCACACTGGTCGCGCGGGGCAATGACTGGGAGATGGTCCTCAAGGTGGGGCAAGTGGCGGACTGGATCGCCGGTCAGGCTCACGAGTTCGAGGCCGTTGAAGACAACTGCCGCATCATCAATATCGTGAAGGGTGCGCCGGTCTGACGCTTGCGTGTCACGGCGATGCGGGTAGAAATAAACCGCCCAATGGTTGGGCTTCTGAAGAGGGAAGAACATGGAACTGAACTTCAAATTTTCGGTGGAAGAGGTCAACGCGATCCTCAACGCCCTCGGGCAGCGCCCCTACGCCGAGGTCCAGACCTTGGTAGCCAAGATCAAGGGCGACGGCGAGGCGCAGATTGCCGCTGCGGCTGTGACCTCTGAAGCCGAGCCCGCGCCCGACGCTGAATAGCTTACAAAAAACAGGATCAAAAATGAAAATCTGCGTCTATGCGATCAGCAAGAACGAAGAGCAATTTGTCGAACGGTTCTGTGAATCCGTCAAAGACGCAGATTATGTCCTCATCGCCGACACGGGCAGCACAGACGGTACGGCTGACAAAGCCGTGCTTTGTGGTGCTGTTGTGCATGATATCCACATCAGCCCGTGGCGGTTTGATCTCGCGCGCAACGCAGCCATGGCCCTCATCCCGGCGGACATTGATGTCTGCATCTCGCTCGACCTAGACGAGGTCATGGAGCCCGGCTGGCGGGCTGAGATCGAGCGCTTGTGGGCGCCGGGGGAAACCACGAACCTCTGGTACATGTTCGACTGGGGCAGCGGCATCCGCTTCCCGCATCACAAGATCCACAGCCGCCATGGCTACCACTGGCATCACCCGTGCCACGAAGAAATTCGCATGGATCCGCGTGTGCCGGAAGTCCATGCACGATCGGAAAAGCTTCTGGTCAGCCATTACCCTGACGCCTCAAAGAGCCGGGGGCAGTACATGCCCCTGCTTGAAGCCTCTGTGAAGGAAGACGCAAGCGACCCGTGGCACTATTTCTATTACGCCCGCGAGCTGACGTTTTACCGCCGGTGGGACGAGGCGATCGTCGCCCTGAAGCACTATCTCGGCATGGGGGCGGCCAGCCATCAGAACGAGCGCCCCTACGCCATGCGGCTGCTTGGCAAGGCATATTCTGAAAAAGGCGAGCCTCTTGAAGCCGAGAAATGGTTCATGCAGGCAGCCGGGGAATCCCCGAACACGCGCGAACCTTGGTGCGAGCTGGCCATGTTCATGTACAAGCAAAGCCGCTGGCATGAGTGCTACGCCTTCTCAATGCGCGCCCTGAGCATCACACACAGGGCCCTCGTTTATACCTGCGACCCCGCAGTCTGGGGCTATTGGGCGCACGACCTCGCCTCGATCGCGGCTTGGCACCTTGGGCTGATTGACGTGTCGATCGAACAGGCCCGGCTCGCCCTTGAATATGCACCTGATGACGAGCGCTTGAAGGGCAATCTGGTCTTTGTCAGCGGCGAACAAGTAGGGTAAACTCCCCGGCATAAGGAGGCCACCATGGCTCAAGCTTTTACGAACGCGGTGGTCAATGATGTTACGACCATCACTGCCCTCTATACCGTCCCGGCGGCCACACTCGGTGTGGTGGTTGGTTTGATCGTCGCAAATGACGGTGCCTCCGACACAACGGTCACCGTCAGCCTGACAAAGGGCGCCACGACGATCAACCTGCTGAAGGCCGCCCCATTGCCAGCGGGCAGCAATATCTCGGTTCTGTCGAACAATAACCGCCTCGTCATGCTGACAGGCAATGTGCTGTCGATCACAGCAGGCGCCGCAACCGACGCTGTCGCCTCGATCCTTGAGGTGACCTAATGTCAAGCTCCGCCCAAAACAGCCGCCAAACACAGGCTCAGAAGGGCTCGGCNACACTGCCGAGCTACACCTTTCTGGGCGATGCCACGACGGGTTTCTACAGTTCCGCAACCGGCAAGGCTGGGTTCACCACCGGCGGGACGCTGGCTGTTGAGTTTTCATCGGGTGGGATTTCTTCAAAAATTGTCGTGCCAACATCTCCTCCTACCAGCTTGAGCATTGGTTATCTTGAAATCCCGCAGAATGCGCAGACAGGCAACTACACGCTTGTCCTGACAGACAGCGGAAAACACATCTACATGGCTGCGGCTCAGGCTGCGACAACATACACAATCCCGGCTAACAGTTCTGTTGCATACCCAATCGGCACCGCCATCACCTTTATCAACAGTTCGACAAACAACATGACCATCGCGATCACGAATGACACGCTGACGCTGTCCCCGGCGGGCACGACAGGCTCCCGCACTCTGGCTCGGTACGGCATGGCGACGGCGATCAAGGTCACCAGCACCTTGTGGTACATTTCTGGGACGGGGCTCACCTGATGTCCGGCATCCTTCAAATGTTTGTCGGAACAGGATCTTTCGTGTTCTTCAGCACAATCTCGTCCAATCAGGTCGATTATAATCTCAACACGGCTATGACCGCAGCGGGCTGGAACGGCACGTCGCCGGTTGTCGCCAACGTCACAATTGGGTCTGGCGTTCAGATCACTGCGTCAGCCAATACGGGGCCAGCTTTTACGGTAGGGTCAGTTCCTGCCGGGAGCTCGGTCTACATCACCAACAACGGCTACATCGTGGGCCGTGGTGGTCAAGGCATCGGCAAGGGATACCCGAGCAGCACGTCATATAATTTGACGGCACCGGCCACTGCAAATGGCGGATTGGCCCTGTCCGTCTCCAGCGCCGTCTCCATTGATAACACCAACGGCACCATTGGCGGCGGCGGCGGCGGCGGCGGAGCCGGTGGCGCGCAAAGCGCAGACTGCAGGTGCAATAGCTGCGGCGGTGTCGCCTTGGTGTCGATGGGCGTCGGCGGGTCTGGTGCTGGCTTTGGGACCGCCGGGTCTGGATACGAAAATTGGCAAAACCGCTACGGATATTATACACCTATTTCGTCGTCTGCTGGCGGGCTCACCACAGCCAGTAGCCAGTATGCTACGGGCGGCACCGGCGGCACGCTTGGTGTGGCGGGCGGCACTGGTACTGGGTCTTCCCAGTGCGGATACACCGACCAGTCCGGCCCCGGCATGGGCGGCTCCGCCGGAGCCTGCACGTCGGGCAACAGCAACATCACATGGGTCAACACTGGCATCAGACTGGGGACATTAGGATGACCGACACTTCAAAATCTCAAAGCGAGCAGCGCATGACAATCTGCAAGGATTGCGACCAGTTCCAGCCCTTCCTCCAGCGGTGCGCCGTGTGCGGGTGCCTCATGCCCGTCAAGGTGCTCTTCGATCACTCAGTCTGCCCCAAGGGTAAATGGTAAAGGACGCAGGGATGGAACCCCAGACGCTTATCAATATCGCCGGGGGCATCACCCTCTCAGTCGTGGGCTGGCTCGCGCGTGAGCTGTGGGGCGCGGTCAAAGAACTGCGCGACGACATCCATCGGATTGAAGTTGATCTGCCCAAGACCTACGTCCCCCGTTCGGACATTGCCGCGCAGATGAAGCACATTGAAGACATGTTCCAGCGCATTTACGACAAACTAGACGCAAAGGCGGACAAGCCATGAGCTTCGGCATTGATGACGCCATTGCGGCGGCCCTGAAAGTCCTCGACAAGTTCATTCCCGACCCCGCCGCCAAGGCGAAGGCCGAATCGGAGCTGCGCTCCAGCCTCCAGCTCTGGGACAAGGGCCAGACCGACATCAATGCCGTCGAGGCGGCAAACCCGAACCTGTTTGTGTCCGGCTGGCGTCCCTTCATCGGCTGGGTCTGCGG